AGGTGCGGCATGGCGGACAATTTTGGTCTGAAAATAGGCGTCGAGGGTGAAAAAGCCTTCAAGCAGGCGTTATCGGAAATCAATCAGTCGTTTAAGGTTCTCGGCTCGGAAATGCAGCTCGTGACGAGCCAGTTTGATAAGAACGACAAATCCGCCGCCGCCCTCACCGCCCGTAATACTGTCCTCAACAAAGAAATCGACACGCAGAAGGATAAAATATCCACGCTGAAAGCCGCGCTGGATAATTCCTCCGCGTCTTTCGGCGAGAATGATAAACGGACGCAGAACTGGCAAATCCAGCTAAACAAGGCCCAAGCCGAGCTTAACGGCATGGAGCGGGAGCTTGGCGAAAATGAAAAGGCTCTCGACGGCATGGGCGACGAGATGCAGGACGCCGCCAAAGAAACCGACAAGCTGGGCGACGAACTGGACGATACCGGGAAAACCGCCGACGACGCCGGGGGCAAGTTTGAGAAGCTCGGCTCGGTGGTCAAGGGGATCGGCGTGGCTATCGGGGCGGCTATGGCAGCCATCGGCGCCGCCACCGTCGCGGCGGGCAAGGCGCTCTATGATATGGCGAACGAAGCGGCGGCTGCCGGGGACAGGGTGGATAAAGCGTCCCAAAAGTTAGGGTTGTCCGCCGAGGCGTATCAGGAGTGGGACTATGTGCTGTCCCAAAACGGCGCCAGTATCGACAGCCTCGGCGCGGGCATGAAGGCCCTGCAAAATACGATGGCGGGGCTGACCGAGGACGGCGATAAATCCTCCGAGGCGTTCAGACGGATCGGGATTGATTTTGACGACATCAAAAACAAATCCCCGGAGGAAGCCTTTGACATGACGGTCAAGGCTTTGCAGAATATGCCACCCGGCGCGGAAAAGACCGCCGCCGCTATGAAGCTGCTCGGCAAGCAGGGCATGGAGCTAATGCCGCTGCTGAACCAAACCGCCGAGGAAACCGACGCCCTACGGCAAAAGGCCCACGACCTCGGTATGGTCATGTCGGAGGAGGCCGTGGCCGCTTCGGTCAAATACACCGATTCGGTGGATACGTTAAAGCGCAGCTTCACCGGCATAAAGAACTCTATCGGTGCGGAATTGCTGCCCGGCATGACCATGATCGCCGACGCTTTCACCGGGCTTATCACCGGGCAGGAGGGCGCGGGCGAGGCGCTGAAAGCGGGCGCGGAGGAAATTGTCAAAACCATCGGGGATTTAGTCCCCCGGCTGCTCGGCCTCGTCAACTCCATCGTTTCCTCCGTGGCCGAGGTCGCGCCGGATATTATCAGTTCGCTTGTGACCGCCATTGTGGACAACCTGCCCGCCGTCATTGACGCGGCGGTGAGCATTATAACGACACTGCTCGGCGGTATTGTGGAGGCCCTGCCCCAGCTAACGGCGGGTGCGCTTCAACTTGTGCTTTCGCTGGTGGAGGGCATACTCAACAACCTGCCCGCGATACTGGAGGCCGCTATTCAGGTGGTGGTCACGCTGGTGCAGGGCATATCCGACGCGCTCCCGAAACTGATCCCGGCCATTGTTCAAGCGGTGGTCACAATGGTACAGGCGCTCATTGACAACCTGCCTATGATACTGGACGCCGCGCTCCAGCTTGTCCTCGGTTTGACGCAGGGTATCTTGGACGCGCTGCCGCAGCTTATCGCGGCGCTGCCCGCCATCATTCTCGGCATTGTGGACTTTATCATCGGCGCGATCCCGCAGATCATCGACGCGGGGATTCAGCTTCTTGTGTCGCTGGTGGAGGCGCTGCCGGAAATCATAACGGCGATTGTCGCGGCTATCCCGCAGATTATCGAAGGGCTGATTACGGCGATACTCGGCGCGATCCCCCAGCTTATTGACGCGGGTATCAAGCTGCTCATTTCGCTGGTGCAAAACCTGCCGCAGATCATTGTCGCGGTCGTCGCGGCGATTCCGCAAATCATCACGTCGCTCATAACGGCGATAATAGGCTCCATCCCGCAAATCATACAGGCGGGCATTGAACTGTTTATTTCTCTGATAAAGAACCTCCCGACCATTATCGTGGAAGTGGTCAAGGCCATCCCGCAGATCATCACGGCCATTGTAAAGGGTTTCACCGACAATATCGGGAAAATCGTACAAGTCGGCAGCGACCTCATAAAAGGGTTGTGGCAGGGTATCAGCAACGTGGCCGACTGGATATGGGGCAAAATCTCCGGCTTCTTCGGTGGCATTGTTGACGGTATAAAGAATTTCTTTGGCATACGTTCACCGTCCACCCTGTTCGCCGGGCTTGGCGAGAATATGGGACAGGGTATCGGCGTGGGCTTCGAGCGGGCAATGGATCAGGTGAGCGAGGATATGCAGGACGCTATCCCCACCGACTTCGATATGCCCGGCATATACGCGGACGGCTCCGCGCACGGCGGCGGCTTCGGCGGCCCCCTTATCACCATACAGCAGATGATCGTCCGCAGCGAGGACGATATACGCCGGATTTCGCAGGAGCTATATAACTTAATGCAGACCGGCTCACGGGCGCAGGGCCGGTTCAACCCGGCGTAAAGGAGGTGCGGCATGGGCTTTATTTATAACGGAATATCCTCGCAGAGCATGAAAATCAAGGCGCGGCTGACCAACTGGCAGGCCTCGCCCGCTCTGCGTAACTCCTTTGTGGCCGTTCCCGGCAAGCCCGGCGTGGCGGATTTCGGGAGCAGTATCGCCGAGAAAATCATCACGGTGCGCTGCAATATTTACCCGCAGCACGGCTTTGCCGCGCTGGTATCGGCGCTGGACGATATGGCCGAATGGCTCAACCCCGAACACGGGCTGCGCCAGCTTGTGCTGGACGACGTGCCGGACAGGTATTTCACCGCCCGGCTGACCGAGGCGGTGGATTGCGCCCGGCTCATATTATCGGCGGGCGCGTTTGATTTGAGGTTTGTATGCCCCGACCCGTTTGCCTATGCCCTGACGGACGAAAGCTACACGCTGACGGCGGCGGGTGTGAATACCGTGACAAGGAACAAAGGCAACACCGATTCCGAGCCGGTATACCTGCTCAAAGGGACGATACCCTCCGGCGCGGCCTCCTATGTTTCCCTGCGGACGAATAACGAGGAATTGCGCGTCACCGGGCCGCTGGCCTCCGGGGAAACGCTGGTGATCGACAGCGGCAGGCTGACCGCGAAGGTGGTGGACGCGCAGGGCGAAACGCTCCGAAACGGCCTGCCGTGCTTGCAGGAGCTTAATTTCCCAGTATTACGCAAAGGCGCGAACACCGTGACGATCAGCGCGACGGGCGCGACATTTACCGAACTGAGAATACAGGCCATGAGCCGCTGGAGGTGATTTTATGGCGGTCAAATCCATATTGACGGAGCGGGAGGATTTTACGGGAGAGTTCCCGGTCACGCCGCAGACGGGCGCCATGTGGCGGTTCAACGACGCCGTGCCGGACAGCGAAACCCGCCTCGCGGATTCTTCCGGCAAGGGCCGACATTTCACCATATCCGGGTGGAGCGGCACCACCGCCGCGTTAGCCAACGGGCGCTTCGGGCGGTTCTTCCGTATGAATACCAACAACCCGACCACGGAAAAGACGCACCTGATCGCCGCCAACGACGGCACGTTTTTCTCTAATCTTGGCGGCAAAATCGCCGTGGGCGGCTGGCTCAATCCCACAACATACTCTGTCGGGCAGACATACAGCCCGCTTTTCAATACCCGGCAAGGCCCCGGCCAGCCGCTGTTGTATGTGTCGCTCTATAATGGGCGGCCCCGCATGATGTTATACAACGCGGCGGGGGCGCTGGTATTCGACCAATCCGAAACGCCGAGCTTCAACATGGTAAACGGCGGCTGGTATTTTCTCGCCGCTATTATCAGCGTGACGGGTAACACCTCGCAGGTGATCCTATGCAACCGGGCGGACGGGGCCGTGTGGCTCGGCCCGGAGCGGACGTTTACCGGCGTTCTCAACGCGGCCTGCACCGCCGACATTGTGCTGGGTATGCACGCCGACACCTATTATTACGCGGGCGGTTTCGACGACTGGTTTTTTGAAACCGACAGCAGCCTCACCTTCGAGGACTTAACGCGATATTTCCGGCAGGCTATGATGGCCAACGGCGGCGATACCTCCGGCAACGTGGACGCGCTGGCCGAGCCGGGTGCGGTTATGCTGCGGAAATCCGGCGCCGCTTACCCGGATAACGGGACGCTGACCACAATCGCGGCGGCCTGCTCCCTCGCCGGGAGCGGGCGGGTGTCCGCTACTTCGGAATATACGCCGGGGGTTACGGCGATCAGCCTGATTGAAACGGCCACCTCGGACGACCTCGCCGATTGGTCGGCGTGGCAGGCCGTGGGGACAAACGGGGAGCTTGCCTCCCCGAACCGCGCCTTTATCCGATACCGCGTCACGCTGACCACAAGCGACCCGGCGTTTACGCCCAAGCTGCTCGACATCACCCTGCACGATATACCGAAGGCCCCGTATGAAAGGCTGGGGTTTGCCCGGCCCGTGGTGCTGGACGCGGGCGGCGCGTGGGAAACGGTGCTGGAGAACGCTTACGACATTATCGCCACCGGCGAGGTCAACGGCGCCGATACGCTGGACTTCAAACTGCCGTGGAGCGATCCCAAGAGAGTGTCCCTCGACAATGAGAAGCAGGTGCAGGTCGCAAACGATATATACCGAATCCGCACCATTTCAGACGAAAAGGGCGCGGGCGGGGACGGCATACTGACCACGGTATACGCCGAGGCCGCTTTCTATGACCTCAATTACAGCGCGGAAAAGCAGCCGGTGGAGTTCAACGCCGACCTGCCCGCCGTCCCCATCCGCCACGCCCTGCAAGGCACGGGCTGGAGCGTTGGGACGGTCAACGTGACCACATTGCGGACATGGCGGTGCGAGGAAAAGAACGCGCTGGCCATACTCCGCACGGTACAGAAGATACACGGCGGCGACCTCGTTTTCGACAGCCGGAACCGCGTCGTAAACCTGCTAACATTCAGCGGCAGAGAGAGCGGCGCCTTGTTCGCTTACCGCAAGAACCTAACGAGTATCAAGCGGGTGGTCGATACCCGCTCGTTGGTGACGCGCCTGTACGCTTACGGCAAAGACGGCATGACTTTCGCCACCATCAACGGCGGCAAGGAATATGTGGAGGACTTTACCTATTCCCCGGAGGTTCGGGTTTCCACGCTGGATTGTTCCAATTTCACAAACCCCTATCAAATGCTGGAGTTTGCCAATATGCGGCTGGCCGAGTATTCCCGGCCCCGCGTTTCGTATGTCATGTCGGCAATGGACTTGTCCGTGCTGACCGGCTTCGAGCATGAGCAGTGGACGCTGGGCGATATTGTGACGGTGGACGACCGCGATTTGAACCTTACGATAAAAACGCGGGTGATACGGCGGCAGTACAATTTACAGGAGCCGTGGAAAACTGTGCTGGAATTGTCCTCCAAGCTGCGGGAGCTTGGCGATTTCTCGAATGACGCGCTGGCCGACCAGCTTGGCCAGTCGGACGTATTGCAGCAGGAAATCAAGGACATGGTGCCGTTCAACCACCTCCGCAACTCCCGCGCCGACGATGGCTTTACCTACTGGCAAAACTCCGGCTTTGTGATAGACGCCGAAAACGGCGTGTCCGGCACGGCCTCCTTCAAGGCGGTGGGCGCGTCGAACATGACAAAGAGCATGGCGCAGACGGTATACCCGGCCTCGCGGCGCAGCTATACCATATCGGCGCAGATCGGCTCGGAGAATTTGAACAAAGGCCCCAGCGGGCAGGTCGGTATCGAGGTGGTGTTCGAGTACGAGGACGGCTCCACCGAAACGCGCTTCATAGACCTATATTGACGGAGGTGGAATATGGCTTATTTTCAACAGGTGGCGCGGGACGCTTCCCCCAAAGGCTACGGCAAGCTGCGCTCCATCACCGTCCGGCTGGTTATTACGAACTGCACCGGCGAGGTGTATTTCACCGACATTATGCTGCAAGCGGGTTCTATCGCCACCGGCTGGGTGGGCCATGTCTGTGAAATCAAGTGGACGCTGGATAGTTAGGTGGCGCTTATGATAATAGACAACTTCATCCGCTTTGCGGAAAGCGTCAAGGTGAAATCCGATCAGCGGGTGGTGAGTATTACCGTCCACCCGCTCATTGCCGATTGCACCGGCGCGATCTATTTCACCGACTTGCAGATACAGGAGGGCGACAGGCTTACCGGCTACACGCCCCACACCACCACCATGCTCCGCGAGAGCGGCAATCTGCCACAGGGGCTCCCTGCTGTGCGCTTTCATAATGGCGTGGTGCGCTCCGCCGAAACGGTGATACTATTCAACCTCGGCGAAACGTCGGCGGGGCTGGACTGTTACATTTACCCGCTCCAAAGCATGGAGGCGGGCAGCGTTTCGCTCTCGCAGGGCGGGGGTTCGCATATATGCCGGTTTACGGCGGCGGCTTCGGCGGGCGACGTGCTGGCGCTCAAAGCGTCCGCCCGGCAATGCTTGAGAAACGGCGGCCCCACGCCCAAGGATGGATTTTATCAATACACCGCCGCCAGCGACAGCAAGCACCAAGTCACGCTGGAGGACAAAAAATCGGCGCGGGTATATTTCGAGTACAAAGAAATGATGGAAGGAGAGCCTCGGCCATGAGCAGGGATTATTTGAAAGGTAAAAAGTGCATGGTCTGGTCGTTCATGGGTAACGCCCGGATGTACGAGGCGCTCCGGGATTACGGCAACCGGCTGGACACGGTCGGTATCTTCACCTTCGAGGTGGATATTACCGGCACGATCACCGAAACCGGCACCAGCATTTCCAGTATGCTCACCTATATCAACCGCTGGCCGCATATCAAGTGGCTGCTCACCATTATGAACCACGGCACGGCTTCAATCTTCACCGCGCTTCGGAACAATACGGGCGGCGCCAAGACAAAGTTCCTCTCGGAAATCGTGCGGATCATGCAAAAATACCCGTGGTGCGCCGGGGTGGACATTGACTTGGAGCGCGGCGGCGAGTTTGAAAACCGCGACGCGGCAAACGCGCTGTTCCGCGATATATACCAAACCGTCAAGGCGTACAGCCCCGCCAAGCTGGTCAATATCTGCCTGCCGGGTATGACCGGCGTAAACGGCTCGGTCGGCGGTGAGAATTGGTGCGTGTATGCCGACCTCAACGCATACTGCGACACGGCCTCCATCATGTCCTACGGCATGGCGTGGGCCGGTTCCGCGCCCGGCCCGGTATCGCCGCGAAGCTGGCTGGAGGGGACATACAATTACGCGGTGCAGGCCATGAACCCGGACAAGATTTTCATGGGGCTGCCCGCCTACGGCTGGAATTGGTATATACATGACACCCCGGCCAGCCTCGGCAGGACATATCGCGGTGTTTCCAACACCTACTACGCCGCCAAACTGTGGATGACGGGCGGCTATAACTTCACCGGCGACGGGCCGCCCCAGCCTATGATCCCCATTGTCGCGTATTGGGACGATCACGACAAGGTGCCGTGGGCGCTGCCGCAGGTCTATGATTACATGGAGGGCTGGGACGCGACGGCGCGGGCCAGCCCCATCACGCAGGAAACCTACAACCGCCGCCGCTATTTGACCTGCTACGAAAAAACGCAGCGGGCGGAGTTCGGCACAATCTACGCAGACCGCAACGGGGAACCGGACAGCTACACGGACGGCGTGGTGGTCGGCAACGGAACGATTACGCTCTCCACCGGCGACGGCACGGCGGAGTATAGTTTCAATATCCCGCAATCCGGCGTGTACGACGTGGTGGTTCGCGTATGCTTTCCCTTTTGGGATAAAAACGGAATCACCATTTCACTGGACGGCAGCGGAGTATCATTCTCCGAGAACCGCCTGTGGTGGCCGTATTGGAGAAAAAACTGCTGGTTCACCCTTGCCAAAGGCCGGAGCCTGTCGGCGGGCAGCCATACACTCACCGTGGACGGCGGCGTGGCGGGGGCGCAATTTTACGGGTTCCGCGTCTGTTCCGCTTTCTCGGAAGCGCCCAGCGCGGGCGAGGCCACCTTTTCATTATCGCCGCGCAGCTTCAAGGACGTGAACGGCAACATGGCCGTGCCGGATCGGGGTTTCAAGCTGACCACCGAGGTATTGCGGCGCAAGCCCGATTCCGCACTGGCGTGGTATGAGGACTTCCGCGACCCGGTTACGTTGCAAAGTACATACTGGACAACGCTCTACGGCTCGTGGGCGGTATGGCGGAGCGACGAATACGCGCCGGGCCGGGTATATTCCCAGCTTGAAGGCAGCGGCCAGCTTGCTTGGAAATACAGCGGCTTTACCGACGTGCATATCCGGGCGCGGCTTGCCTTTCCACATGACGGGGACGGACGGGCCGGGGTGTTCATCGGCGACATCTTCTGCTGTATCAATATCAGCGCCCAGCGGGTGGAGCTATATCAAGGCGCGGCGCTCCTCGGCAGCTATAACGCCAGCTACTCCAAGACGCCCGCCGCCGACATACGGACAGACCCGAATATGTATCTCATTGAGATACGCAAGCGCGGGAACCGGGTGCGGGTATATTCCGGCAGCAGCAACACCCTCCGCTTCACGGCGACGGTATCGGACACGAGCGGCTACTGCGGCATACAGTCGGACGGTGAAATCAAGTGTGAACTGCTCCGGCTGGGCGACGCTTGGACTTATGAGCCGTATGAAGCCTTTGACGTGACCATGCCGGACGGCTCGGCCATGCAATACGGCAGGATCGCCCGGAGCGGCGTCGCTTGGGACAATGAGTTTCAAGTGTTCACGCTTTCCTCGGACGTGGAGGAAACCGCGACCCGGAGCGAGGACATATCAATGGATTATGACTTTTTCCACAGCGGGCTTTTGCCAATCCCCTGCAACGCCGATTATACGGCGCGGGTGACGCCGAGGGACATCAACGTATGGATCGCCCGGCTGTTCCTCGGCGACGCGGACGGCTTCTCCATCCTCTACTATCAGGACGTGGATTCGCTTGTCTATTGGTCGAATGAGGCGGCATACCGCTGGGGGCTTCGCGGTATCGCCATCTGGTCGCTGGGGCAGGAGGATATGCGGCTGTGGGAGGCGATGCCGAAACAGATATAAGGCCGCAAAAGGGATATATGAAAACGGTATAAGGGCGCTTCCGCTTCGGCGGAGGCGCTTTTATATACACAAATTAAAGGAAGCGAGGGTTTCAAGATGAAAGAAATGTGGCTCGGAATCAAAGTAGGATTTTCCGCCGTGGGTGGTTTCCTCGGCTGGTTCCTCGGGGGAATGGACGGGTTTATATACGCGCTCATTGCCTTTGTGGTGGTGGATTACATCACCGGCGTATTACGCGCCGTGATTGAAAAAAAGCTCTCCAGCAGGATCGGCGCTCACGGCATTATCAAGAAAGTGGCTATTTTCCTCATTGTGGGGATCGCCAATCTTGCCGACGTGTACCTGCTCCATGACGGCGGTGCCTTGCGTATGGCGGTGATATTTTTCTACATTTCCAACGAGGGCGTGTCCCTGCTGGAAAATGCCGTCGTGATCGGGCTGCCGGTGCCGGAAAAGTTAAAGGACGCGCTGGCGCAGATTCACAAGCGAAAATTCAAAGATACGGAGGACAAATAGCCATGACACAAGCCCAAAAAGATTTTATCACTAAAGTCGGCGCGTTTGCGGCGGCGGACGTGAAACAGAGCGGCATACTCGCTTCCCTCAAAATGGCGCAGGCTATTTTGGAAAGCGGCTGGGGTATGTCTGCGCTGGCAACAAAAGCAAACGCGCTGTTCGGTATAAAAGCCGATTCCCGCTGGAACAGGCGCGTATACAGCACCACCACAAAGGAGTGTTACGACGGCGTAAACTTCACCACGGTGGATGCGCTGTTCCGCGCCTATGATAGCTGGGAAGATTCGCTGGCCGACCATTCGGCTTTTTTAATCGCCGGTTCCCGCTATGCCGCTGTTATCGGCGAGAAGGATTACAAGAGAGCGTGTACCGCAATCCATGTGGCAGGCTACGCCACCGACCCAGACTATGCCAGCAAGCTAATCAATCTCATAGAAAAATATGGGCTGGCGGATTTCGATACCGCCAGCGGAGAGGAACACACTATGAACCTGCGGACACTCATTTTTACAAACAACGCCTGCTACAAGGCGGGCCGCACCATCACCGTCAAGGGGATCATGGTGCATAGCACGGGGGCCAACAATCCCACCCTGCGCCGGTATGTCGGCCCGGACGACGGGCGGCTCGGCCCCAATCAATACAACAACCACTGGAACCAAGACAAGCCGGACGGTCGGCAGGTCTGCGTCCACGGTTTTATCGGCAAGCTGCTGGACGGTTCCGTGGCCACATATCAGACCCTGCCGTGGAATCACCGGGGCTGGCACGGCGGCTCCGGCGCGAAAGGCTCCGTCAATGACACGCATATTGGCTTTGAGATATGCGAGGACGGCCTGACCGACGCGGCGTATTTCCGGGCCGTATTCAATGAGGCGGTGGCGCTTTGCGTCCACCTCTGCAAGATGTACGACCTCGATCCCATGAAGGACGGCGTTATCATCGGGCATTATGAGGGCCACGCGCGGGGGATCGCCAGTAACCACGGCGACCCGAAAAACTGGTTCCCCAAACATGGCGAGAGCATGGACAGCTTCCGGGCCGCTGTGAAGAAAGGCATGGGCGGCTCCGCCCCGGCGCCCGCGCCCGATCCGGCCCCGGTAACGCCTGCACCGTCCACGGGCTTTAATATGGGGGACATAGTGCAGTTCACAGGGGGCGGGGTATTCACGTCCTCGACCTCCGCCGCCGCAGCCGCCACAAAGCGGGAGGCAAGCCGCTGTAAGGTTACGCAGATAAACAGCGGCGCGAGATACCCTTATCACCTCATATCCGAGGACAAGGGCGGCGTGTGGGGCTGGGTTTCCGCCGATAACGTGAGCGCAATCGGGCAAGCCCCCGCCGCGCCCTTCACGGCCTACACGGTCAAGGTGACGGCGGACACCCTCAATATCCGCAAAGGCCCCGGCACGGACACCGCCATTGTCGGCGACATCAAAGACAAGGGCGTCTATACCATTGTCGAGGAGGCAAACGGCCCCGGCGCCACCCGCTGGGGCAAGCTCAAAAGCGGCGCGGGCTGGATCAGCCTCGACCATACGCAGAAACGATAAAGGCGACCGGGGCGGCTCCATTGCGGGGCCGCCCTGCCATCAATGATTCAATGAGCGAAGTTCTATGTTGCGAAGCACAAAGCGATTTTCAAAAAATCAGTGGGCGCCGGTGTTGATACCGGCGCTCCGCTTTGTGGAGGAATCGCAAATATGAATACACAATCCATTTTCCGAACAACTCAGACGCAAATCGGGAAGACCTTATATACCGTCAAGGCAATGCCTTCTGAAAGGGCCTCTGAAACCGCCGAGCAGAAGCTTGTCCGGCTTGTCGGGGAGCGTGTTTCGGCGGAAATAAAAACCGCTGAAAATGCCGGGAATATCACCAAAAAGCCTTGTCTTTGAGGGGTGTCAATGGCACAGTGTCACCTGACAAATTCAGAAGGGAGCCGCTAAAAATGCTTACTCAATCGGAAAAAATCACGGCATTATACGCTCGTCTTAGTAAAGACGACGAACAGCAAGGCGACAGTAATTCAATCGTCCACCAAAAGGAAATGTTGTCAAAGTACGCGAAGGAACGGGGGTTTTCAAACCCTCGTTTTTTCGTGGATGACGGCATAACAGGCACGGTATTTAATAGGCCCGGACTAAACGCCATGCTGGACGAAGTTCGGGCCGGGCGCGTGGCTACGGTCATTATTAAGGATCAGAGCCGCATAGGGCGCGACGTGTTGGAGGTCGGGCTGATGAAGCGCA